ACACCTATAAATGAGGTTACATTTTTGAAGTCGCATTTTGATCCTGGTGTGCCTTTCCGTTTTCCACTACCTATTGAGATAATACATCGAGAATTGATGTGGGAGAGAAAAGCAACACGAGGTGATGAGTTGGTTTTAAAACAACGTGTGGAACAAGCGCTTATGATGGCTTTTCATCATGGTCACATTGCATTTGATAAACTCAAATCACAGATAAAAGAAGCTGGTTTTGAAAAGTATGGCGAGCGCATTACTTATCAAGGTTATATGGAAACATTGCTATTGAAACAGAGTTGTCCTAGTGACCAATTAACTTTGCGTGACACTATATATCGTATGGATCCAGAAGAAGACGCTGAGATTAGTTTAGTGCGCTTCCAGAATGATGAAAATCCTTGGAATAATAACTTTGAATGGCCCCCTCGTCAACCTTTACTTGAATTTGAGGATAGTGGTACATACCAAATAATTAAATTTCAACATACTGAAGATAAAATTAAGATTAATGCCAAAGGAATAGTATTATTGGGTAATGTTGTTTTGCAGAGTTTGCCAGGTAGGACCAAAAATGATATTGAGATATTGAGTCCCCATAATGTAGTTATCATAAAAGGCTCTTCATATACTAAAAATGGTTTTACCATATGGATTCCTCACAAAAATATGAGAAACCGTATTAGTGCACTTGGAGGATTGATTTCCGATGCTCTGTTAAATGATCTTGAAGCATGTCTGGAAGAGGTTGATCCAACATTTTATTATGTTCGATGGTCAACTCAATATAAGCCTTGTCTTGCCAATGTTCACATTGACAATGACCAATTACAATTTATAGTTGACAATCAATCGGCAGATGGTTTACTTCATTCTACAGTTGATGCTCGTAGTACTGTTGTTATTGCAGCTATGGAATATGATGATGGAAGTAGTGGTATATATACCGTATATGTGAAACTTGACTTTGAAGAGGAAGATGATTTAGGACCTATCGATGATATGGATTTAGGTCCGAACTTAGATGAGGATATCGCTGAAGTTCCTCATGTTGTGATAGATTCACATCAAAATCAGTTCGGAGTGCTTCTTGACGAAGATTTCCTCCTTCCTAATGTTGAAGTATTAGTTGAGAATGAGTTTGCTGCTTTAGATTTGGGGGATGAAGTTTTTGAAGATCCTCCTGTTAACGAACCACCATATATTGCAGAAATGCACGTTTTCTTTGACTGTCCTACTATTCATTGTGAGACTCTGTAATAATTTGTAATAATTTGTCTTGTGTGTCTATGCACTTAATCATAGAATTGCTCTACAAGGTAGCTTCCTTGTGAGGACTATACCCTGTGAGTCGCTCTCACTTTTCTAAAACAACCAACAAAAAGACTTTTGTTTTGTCGCATATTTATTTGTGTTTTATTTTGTCTTTTAGCATGTATTTGTTTGCATAACTTTACTTTTGTAATGAATTTTCTTATGTTTGCATAATATTTGTTGTTTTAAACTGTTACTTATATGTATTTAATCCAGTATATATATTTTATTTGCATAACTTGTCTTTTGGGGTCACAGAGGACCTATCAGAATAAACTCTGCGGCATAGGTTTGTATTTATTACAAACACCGATAAGTTAATGTGTTTTATGTATTTTATTTGGTCATTTTTATTGTACTTTATTGTATTTTACTTTATTTTATAATTTGTTGGACTTGAGAATCTTGGCATTTTCACTCTTAGTGAGTAATTTGTTTATTTTCTCCATCGTTTGTAGTTAAGATTAACTCAGCGATTGTTTTCTTGTTTTATGTATTATTTTGTTTGCACTGTTGTAACTATTTTGTTCACTTTGTTAATACACTTTGTTCTTGCACTTGCAAAAATCAAAAAGCCTGAC